GACGCTGACACCGAGATCCTGGGCGAGAGCGTGGAGACGAAGCGCCGCATTCTGGTGGCTGCCGGCATGCGCAATGAGTACGTGGTGCCGCGCATCGCCCTCAAGAGCACCGGCATCGACCTGATGCGCGCCGCCCTACCAGCCGACAACTGGTTTGATCGCGTGGAGTGCGCCGAGGGCATCAAGTGCCTGGACGGCTACCAGTTTGAGTGGAACGAGAAGCTGGGCAGCTGGAGCCGGGTGCCACTGCCGAATTGGGCCAGCCACGGCGCGGACGCATGGATGCAGTACGCCCAAGACTTTCAAGCGGGCGGCGACGTGGCCGCCATCAAGCGATTCAAGACGAGGAAGAAATCATTGCGTTGAAGTTCATCCAGCACCTGTCACCCGGGGAGCACCTGCCGCTGGGCTATGGCATCGCCTGGCGCACGGAATGGGCCTACGGGCAGATCGTCTGCATGCCGGTCCTGTTCAACGTGCTGGCCCGCGTGCTGCGCGATGCGTGGTGCTACGTGGCCACCATCCACCGCGATATCCCGGTGAACCCGCGGGCCTCCTACCTGCAGGGCAGGGCCGATGGGCGCATGGAGACGTTCGACAACATGGCCAGCATGGGCGTGGAGCTTGGCCGCCGGGAGGACGCATCGTGAAGCTGTCACCCGTACTGAGCCCCCAGGGCCTGCCGGTGTTTTCCGCCGGTGGGGAGCACGCCTGGCGCACGTTTGAGCACCGCGGATTCGTGGTCAGTCTCGAATGGGTGGGCAACCACCGTGGAACCCGCAAGTGCATGGTGATCTGGCCCGTGTCCAACATCCTGACCGCCAAGGGGACGGGCGATGGGATGTGGGTCATCAGCGAGCGAGCCATCACGCAGTTCGTGGGATTCACCCGCGACGACAAGTGCACGGGCAGCGCCAGCGAGCACTGCCAGCGCGAGGCCCAGGCCGCCCTGCCGCTGCTGGGCAAGGACCGCAACGATCGGCACGCCCTGGTGGCACTGATCGACGTGGTGGTGAAGTTCGCCCCCGATCTGGTGGCCATGCCGCCAGCCCCTTTGCGTGTGCGCAAGAAACTGCGCGGAGAGGCCATGTGGGAAGTGGTGGCCAGCAACAAGAGCACCGGCAAGACCATGAGCGAGGCAGAGGTCTGACATGGGGGCCGTAGCCGACAAGATCAACCGCCCGCGAGCCAAGCCGCGCAAGGTGGCCATGGCTGCCCGCGAGATGGGCAACTACACCGAGGAGGCCAACGTGCTGTCGGTGGACGGCAAGCCCACAGGCAGCCTTCGCAGCACCGACCCGCGCGAGGTGCTGAGCAAGCAGGAGCGCCACGAACAGCGCAAATCGTGGTTCCTGGCCGAAGCCGCCAAGCAGGCGCCAAACCGCGCCATGATGGCCAAGTGTGAAGCGTTCTACGACAGCGAGCAGTGGAGCAGCGAGGACGCCCAGGACGTGAAGGAGCGCGGGCAGAACCCCGTGGTCTACAACGAAATCAAGCCCGCGATTGACTGGATGATCGGCACCGAGCGCCGCAGCCGCGTGGACTTCTTCGTGGTGGCCGAGGACGATGGCCAGGACGCCGAGGACGACGCCACCAACAAGACCAAGCTGCTGAAGTACCTGGATGACGTGAACCGCGCCGGCTTCGAGCGCAGCTACGCCGCCGAAGATATGTTCAAGGCCGGTGTGGGCTGGCTGGAAGTTGGCTTGCGCGGAGACAAGACGGGCATCCCGCTGTTCGTGGGCGCAGTGTCCTGGCGAGACATGCTGTGGGACAGCAACGACCGCCGCCGCGACCTCTCGAACGCCCGGTATGTGTTCCGCATCAAGATCGTGGACTATGACGTGGCGCTGGCCATCTTCCCCAATGACAAGGAGAAGATCGACAAGTGCGTGCAGGACGGCGATTCGGTGTCGGTGTTCTCGTCCTGGCTGTCCGGTGGTGGCCTCATCAGCGGCCTGGATTCGTTCGGTGGCAACGCCGAGGATCTGGACTTCATCACCAGCCGCCCGGTGGACCTGTTCAACCCGCGCAAGCGCGTGATGCTGCTGGAATGTTGGAGCCGCGAGCCCCAGCGACACCCAGAGCCCGACAACGGCCTGGGCGACCCGGTGAGCTACCGCATGCGGGTGTCGATCATGACCGAGCACGACACGCTGATCGAAGCGTGGAGCCCGTTCCGCCATGACAACTTCCCGTTCATCCCACTGTGGGCCTACGTCAACCGGCGCACGGGCCTGCCGTACAGCCCGATCCGCCCGCTGATGGGGCCGCAGGAGGCGCTGAACCACCGCATGAGCAAGAGCCTCATGGAGGCCAGCAGCAACCAGCTGAAGATCGAAGAAGGCGCGTTGGCCGAGTCGATGCCGCTGGAAGAACTGCGCGACGAACTGAACGCGCCGGACGGCATCATGCTGTTCGCCAACGGCGCGCTGTCGGGCAACCGAGTGGCCGAGCGCCCGAACGGTGGCGCAGCCACTGCCCAGCTGCAGCTGGCCGACCGCGACATCATGCACATCCGGGGCATGTCGGGCGTCACCGGCGAGAACCGCGGCGAGAAGACCAACGCAGTCAGCGGCAAGGCGGTGCTGGCCAAGCAGGAGCAGGGCAGCCTGCTGACGGCCGAACTGTTCGACAACCTGCTGCTGGCCCGCCAGATGGAGGGCGACCTGACCCTGAGCGTGGCCGAGCAGCACGTGCGCGCACCCATGACCATCCGGGTGGCCGGCGACGGCAGCCGCATGGAGCGCACCAAGATCAATCAGCCGCAGGCAGACGGCACCTACCTGAACGACATCACCGCCAGGCGCGCTCACTTCGTGGTGGGCGAGGCCGCGTGGAAACAGAGCAGCGCACAAGCGATGTTCGACTCGCTCATGGAAATCTTCACCCAGCTGGCCGCAGCTGCCCCGCAGGTGGTCATCAACCTGCTGGACGTGGTGTTTGACATGCACCAGAACATGCCGCGCAAGAAGGCCATCCTTGACCGCATCCGCGCCATGAACGGGCAGACCGACCCTGACGGCAAGGTGACGCCCGAGCAGCAGCAGCAGCTGGCCGACCAGCAGGCCAAGGCCAAGGCCGAGTACGACGCCACCATGGCCAAGCTGCAGGCCGACATCAAGGAGGCCATCGCCAAGGGCGAGAAGCTGGACGCCGAGGCCATGAAATCGCGGCTGGAAGCCCTCTACATCAGCGCCCAGGCCGCGCAGACCCTGGTGCAGATCCCCGGCGCAACGCCGGTGGCCGATGAACTGCTGCGCAGCGCGGGATTCAAGGACGCGGGCGGGCAGGGCGAGGTGATCCCGCCTGGCGCCGTGCCGCCGCAGCTGGCCGCGCCCGAACAGACCCCCGTGGACCTGAGCATGGGGCCACAACCCGCCGCCGATGGCGCAGCGCCACCGCCCATGATGGGCGAGGGGCAGGCCGCCGGCATTGAGACGGTGGCAGCTGACGGAGTGCAGCCATGAAGCCGCTTGAACTTGCGGGCAACCGCTACGGTGCGCTGGTGGTCATTGGCCGAGTCGAAAGCAGCGGGCGGCACGTCCGGTGGGCCTGCATGTGCGACTGCGGCAAGGACTGCAGCGTGGTCGCCAGCAACCTGACGAGTGGGCACTCCATCACCTGCGGCGCGCCCCACCATCGCGCCAAGCCGGTGGGCACCAAGAAGACGGCTCACCCCGCCTATCAGGTCTGGCGCGAAATGCGCCGCCGCTGCGGCGACCCGCGGGCGACTTCATACCCCAGGTACGGAGGAAGGGGGGTCACGGTGTGCGAAGAATGGGCCAGTTTCGAGAGGTTCATTGCCGACATGGGCGAGCGCCCGTCGCTTAAGCACCAGATCGACCGAATCGACGGCAGCGTGGGCTACTGCAAGGCCAACTGCAGGTGGGTCACGGCCGGAGAGAACAGCCGCAACCGGAGCTTCGTGAAGATCAACGATGCCTCCGCAGCAGAAATCAAGGCATTGCTTTCCGCTGGGAAGACGTGCCGAGAAGCTGCCAGCGCCATTGGCGTCAGCAGATCGTCAGTGCTTGATGTGTCGCGTGGGCGCACATGGACGCACGTAACCACCCCAACCGTCGCGCCCGATGGCGTGATCCCTGGAGATTGACCATGACCACCATGACCCCCACTGTCGGCCGCCGCATCCACTTCTGGCCGAGCACCGAGCACGCCGCCCAGCTGGGCGTGTTCGACGCTACCCAGCCGTGCGATGCGGGCGTGCTCTACGCCTGGCCGGACGGCACCATCAACATCGACGTGACCGGCCCGAGTGGCGGCAAGCTGTCCCTGCAGCGCGTGCGCATCGTGCCGAAGGGCGAGGACTGCTTGGAGGACGAGAGCCACGCGCGCTGGATGGACTACCAGACCGCCAAGGCCGCCCAGGAAGCGCCGACGCCAATCGCCCCCGTGGTGGGTGTGGTGGCCTACGCCGATGGCACCCAGGCCACAGGCGTGCTGCCCCTGCCGGCCGAGAGCCCGGCGGCGCCCCCTGCGCCTGACGCCAAGACCTCGCGCAAGACCCGCACCTGACCGATCAACGGCAGGCCCGAAGGGTGAGCTGCGGCCCACCTG